CTACGTACTCGTAGCACAGCTAGCGTCATGGGCTCCTGTTCAGACGTGGGGTGAGTTCAGTACCAGACTTCAGGCTGAGAAGTTTGCCAAGAACCTGGCATCGCCAGGACCAGAAGGTGGCAAAGCCTGGGTTACCCGAATGGAACTACCAGAAAAATTCATCGAACGAATGGGAGGTAAGTAATGCTGACTGCACTACTCGTGATGGCTACCGCCATCATCGCTTACAAGTATGGAAGAAAGCGTGGCGAAGAGGATATGTACACGCTACTGAAAGATGCTGACGACATCAGACGTGCGTTCTTCTCACGCATTAGCCTGAACTAGAAACAACTAAAGGCGGAGGGTTTATCCCTCCGCCTTTTTTTCTTGCTCGCGTGCCTGTGCTGCCATCGAGTTAGCCATCGTAATCCAGTACAACTTATAGAACTGGTCATCAAAAGAGAATCGTTTCATATGCTTGACTGTCGCACCAGTATGTGCGTGAAGTGGGATGCCAGCCTCTCTCATCCTCATGAAGAACTGGATATCCTCACCAATGAAAGTATCCATGTCCTTGTTTGAATCCTCTTGGGATTCAAGGAAGAACGAGATATCACCATGGAACTCACGCATCTTGTCAGCCACTGACCTGTGCATCAGGAGGAATCCGAACCCAGCGTAGTCCACCTTGAGCAACTGATTCGGTGGTAGCGGATGGATGTATGACATGAGGTACTTGTTGTCTTCATGAGCTGTAAATAGCGCAGGGTATGGTTGCATGATGGAGGATTCCATCTGCTTCGAGATGAAGTAAGTGCCACTGACCACTGGTCTTTCGACTGGGTGAGCAGAATCCCATACCAACTTCAGTGCTTCGTTGGTCAGCACGATGTCGCTGTCAACCCAAAGCAACCAATCGAAGTCAGTCTTCTCATGCCAAACGTCGAACGCGGTCTGTCTCTGCCTGCCTATCTGATTACCCTGCACACGCTGTGCGCTGGTGATAGGAAGACCCGCTGTTAGCAGCGTGTAGACCACGCCTTCCATGAACTTGCCATCGACTGTCCCGTTGTCACACCAGACAACCATAATCTGATTGTTCGATGAGCGATTAGCAGCCTTCGCTTGCTTGGCAGGGTTACCCGACTTACCCATTGTGGTTACCTCCCCATCCTCCGCCTTTGAAGTGGATTGCTGGTGGTGTATAAACCTTGGTCAACGTGTTACCGCAGTCCTTGCATTTAGGGAACGGGTCATCTGTGATGACCAGCTCTACCACTGTGTCACATAGGTAGCATTTGAAATCAAATCTAGGCACTGGGTTTCTTCTTCCTCAATACCGCAGCGTTGTCAATCAGGTTAGGGTAAGGGCGACCAGCAGCTTTGGCACGAGCACGAGCTTCAGCCTTCTGTTCTGGAGTCAACGAAGTTGACTTCTTCTTAGGATTGGTCTGCTTCCAAAACGGTTTCTTCTTGTTCATTAGTACGGTGTCTCCCCTCCGAGGTACTCGGATACTTGTCGTAATCCTCTGTTGATTATCTGCTCCACTCTCTGCGGAGAGATGTCCCACTCTTTGGCTATCTCTGCAAGTGGTGCATCAGATTCATACTTATGCTTGAGCATATTATATGTACGCAAGTCAAGCTTCTTCATCGCTCGGTCTACGTCAGCAATCATAGCCAGCAGATTGTTACCCTCGCTCGCCTGCTTCTTAGCCTTCACGCCATGGACATCTGGGTCCAAGACCTGACCAGCCAGGTGAGATTCACCAGACAAAGCAACCTTGATAAGAGTTTCAATCATGACAATCTTGTAGAAGTACTCATCGCCAAGCTCGTAGCCCAGGGACTTCGACTTCTCCTTGCGAGCGTACCGCTCGCCAGCCCTACGCATGAACGTAGTGAATGCCTTGTACCCCATCTTCCGCTCGGCTTCGCCTTCACGAATCAGGTACTCAGCCACCTTGTCCTTGCGTTTCCATGCGTACTCATTCATTACCTGACGCACGTCTTCTATCTCAACGAACCGATGATACTTCTTCGATATGTTCCAAGCGATAGACGCTGTCACCTCATTGACTATCTGCCAGATAGCGTGGTCTTTATCTAGTTCAGTCACGTGACTTCACCAAGTATTCAATAGACTTGAGCAGCAGGTCTACGTCATCACCCATCAGACCAAGCGCACGATTATGATTGGAGCAGAGCAAGCCACGTACCTTGCCAGTCTTGTGGTCGTGGTCTATATCGAGAGCTCGCTTGCCTTCTGGCTTCCTGCCACAGATGTAACATCCACCTGATTGCTTCTCAAGCATCAGTTCATATTCGGCTACGTCGATGCCATACAAACGTATCCTAGAGATGCGTTGCTCTTCGTAAGTTTTATTTCTGTTTCTCGGCATACTTAGCCCATACTCCGCGCTGTACCATGAGTGCAATGATGGCGTAGTTAGCCATATCAACAAACGAATCCTCAAGAGATTCGTTGTTTGGCTCTATCTTTTTGTATATCAGGTTCTTCAAACGTTCGAGTTTGTCTGACATACGTACCATCAGCCCATTGGTTGCGCCACCTGGTGCGTGCCAGATGTTGTATGGACCGTAGTCGATTTGCTTCTTTACTAAAATTTTTAACAGTTCGTCGTAGATTTTCTGTGCATCTTCCTCGAACTGCAGGATAGTTGTATCTTCAGCCACGAAGCTCCCTATTCATCTAATGCGTTAATCAACTTGGTTAACGCTTGAGCTCCTTGGTCCACAATTATACTATTGATATCACTGTCGGGCGGAAGCGACACGCGGACAGCCTGGGGGATTGCATCCTGCAATCGACGAGCCAAGTCCTGCCCTGGGTTAGACCCATCCTCCTTCACGTCGTTGTCAGTGGCGATGATAACCCTGCCAATACCGTCAAAGCACCTAGAAAAATAAGGCTTCCAAGCGTTAACACCAGCGACAGCAACAGCAGGATGCCCAGCCAACGTAGCAGAGATAGCATCGATTTCCCCTTCTACTATCAGCACCTGGTGGACAGCATGAAGGATGGCGCTGACGTTATATAGATGATGTTTCTGACCAGTGGGAATCATGTACTTCGGGTCACCGTCGTCGATGCGACGGAACTTAAACCCAACCACCCCAGCCTCAGTTATGTAAGGGATGGATAGGTGGTGCTTCAATCTTTCCTCGTGACCAGGTGCAGGGTCCACGACGTAGCCGAGCATAAACCGCTCCGCTCCATCCAGAATCCCGCGCTTGGCTAAGTACTCTTCTGCTGGTGAACCAGCCAATGATTCGTGATACGACTTGGCAGCCTTGGTCCAGAGGTCAATGAGTTTTTGATTAGGCTTCATCGCTTCTCCTGCCTATGTACTATGAATGGAGGAGCAGTATACACGTCATTCTTCGCAGCAATCTGCATTGCCTTCTTCCATGTCGCGCCTACCGCTAGAGCTCCGAGAGCCCACGATGAACCAGAACCAATACCATACAGCCCATCATCACGCAGGTACACAGAGTAAGAACTATCTACTTGATAAATAGTTCCATTGACAGCCAGTAGTAATTCAAACCCAGCATCAGCATCATCCTTGTCTGGCACATAGCCAGACTCTTTAATACATTCTCGAATACTTGGAGCCACAGTTGTAATCATAAAGTGGTACTCATCTTTGATGTTAGTTGGAATCGTAGGTGGTTTCCACACATGCTGGATTACATCGCATGGGTGTACGTCACCAGCTCCAGCAATCAACCACTTGCCACGCTTGTTAATCTTAGTAACTGTTGGATGCGAGTACGGTCTGTTTCCCGCAGTCGTCCGTGAATCTGCAACTATGATGCAGCCAGATTCCTGCTGCAGTCCAATGATGGTTGTCACAAGTGAGCTCTCAATCGTGGTGGAGTCCAGCGTGACTTGGTCTTACGACCACGTGATGGTGCTTGGTTCTTTAACTCCTTCCCTATGTTCTTTTCTGCCCACTTACGGGCTTCTGGGTATGTCAAGTTTTCACGAGCCATGATTATGTGGATACCAGAACCACGACCACTACACGCATAACATACCCAGACACCCTTGTCTGAATTCACCGAAGCAGACTTGTGCGAGTCATCATGTACAGGGCAAAGGATGGACTTCTCTCCGCCAAGCGGTAGGTCCAATCCGTAATGACTAAAGACTGCTTGAAGGAATTCAGGCTGATTCATAACTAATACCAGTTCCTTTCCTGGTGGAAGCTGTACGCCTTGCACCAAGTTTCATATCGATGTAGCACATACTTGTGTGCTTCTTTCGTTTGTTTGAGTAATGACCACCCTGGTTTGCCCCAGAGTAACTGCCATACTCCACGTGCTCCGCTCGATTTGTTGAACGAATCTACGTTGTATCGGCTCTCCTTGTACGCTATGTTCAGCGCACAACGAACCTCTTTCCTGTTGGTAGTGACTTCCCCTAACGTCAGTTTGACACGCTCTCTCTTGTCGGTTGTAACCGACAATCGCTTTTCGTATGTCATCTCTGGCGATAGTGCTGAGCTCGGCGATACCACTTGCATCGACGATAACAGCAGAGCCACTATTGCGAACCGCATAGTTACCTCTATTCACTTCGTGAACTCCTGTCACTAGCTCACTGATGTCCATTGTAACCTGCCTGTTTGAGCAGATTCACCCAGAGCTCTGCGGTCATGACCGCGTATGACTCTGAGATATTAGATGTGCCACGCTTCTTGATGAGTACCACGCCTGTCTCTGCATCGGCATGAATCATCTCATCCTCTAGTTCCTTGAGATAGCCAGGGATGTTGATGCGCTTTTCATTCTTACATTCAATAACAACACCGTCGATACCGTCGATGTCACCGACATCGTCGTGTCGACCAGCACCATACGCACGTTCTGCACATGGGTAGCCCATTGCATTAAGCCACTTGACTACATCACGTTCGTACTGTGACCCCTTGCGTTTGGATGGTGTTGTCATTTACCACTCTAACTCTAGCCAGACAAACCCAAGGTCGAGATTGATTGACCATCTATCAATACCAAATCCAAGCCTGAAACCTTTTAGGTTGTAACCAATGTGGAGGTATGCCTTATCAAAGATTGACTTTCCCCAGAATCCAAATGTACTCATACGTAATCCACCATCAACACTTCCTGCACCATGATGCCTCGTTTCTTTCTGATTGCCATACGTTCCCTGGGTGTGGTTCCTCCCCACATCCCATGAGATTCATGGCGCACCGCCCACTCAAGACAAGCTTGCTTGACATCGCAGTTGCCACAAACTTTTCTAGCCATAACATAAACAGACTCTGCTTCACCTGGTCCATCTGGGTAGAAAATTTCTACCCCAACTTCTTTACATAACCCCTGGCTCAAGTCTGGGAAGTTCATACGTTGACCCTTTCATAATTGTAAGTAAGTCTTCGGCTGTTACTAAATAACCTTTGCTTTTATTCGGGGGAATATCGCAAGTAATCTCTCGACCGAAATGCTGAACTGCGTACTTGACAAAGTCAGTTGGAACAATCACAACTCCTTGCTCTAATACGAAAGCCCAGTAAGCAGCTTTGGTAACCGACAATCCTGACGGCTCCCAACTCTGCGACTTAACATACCAACACTCAACCTCAATGTAAATGTTTCCAGTCTTGTGCCACTTGCGGTCACGCTTTACTTCTACTGTTTTACCATTGGTCAGAAGTTGTTCAACCAACTTCTCACCGTCACGACCATATGAGAAATCTAAATCAAAGCTTGACTCTACACCCATTGGTTTACTGTCCTAGCCCTAAACAAATCAGCGGATGAGTTGTAAAGAATCATCTTGCTTGCTTCGGCAGCCAAGGTAATGTAGTCCTCGGCATTGGGGTCAGCCTTTCCGTGACGGTTCTTGACAACCGCTACACGATAGGCATTAGCAGTGCTATCCAGCGCCACAGATAAGACAAGTTCTGGAAGGGCAGCAACCTTGCCCATCAGAGCCTTACGTGGCGCTGGGTAGTTAGGCTTACTCATCTTTTCATTCTCACTGACGTGATGAAGAACGATGAATGCAGTCTCGTATTCACGAGCCATGTAGTGGAACGCAGACATTGCATCACGCAACGCTGTCCATTCGTTG